TCAATTTTACCACCTTCTGGCATGGGAGGAACAACTAAAGGTACTTCCTCTCCAAAAACAGCGGGGACACTTTTGAACATTACTTCATTTGCAACACCACCGCGTTGACGATGAGCTGATTTAACACGTTTGTTGTCTTTAACAAGTTGTTGTAAACCAAGTAAAACAGCTGGGGCTAATACAGAACCTACCTCGACAATAGCACCACCTTTTTTGTCTTTTTTGCTTCTTTTGTCTTTTTTGCCGCCATATGTATTCATTGTATCCATTTCTATATATATGATATACAAAAATTTTTACCGTTTTCTAAAATAATATAAAATTATTGAAATTGCGGCAACCATTAAAAATACGTTTATACATATAAAAATTAAAAGATATGGAAATAGATACCATAATAGTGATTTAATTAATGGTTTTAACACTTCTATTTTAAATTCTTTTTTCTTTATTTCCTTTAAAACAATGTTTAAAATCATCGATAAAAAGGGAGAATCCATCCGCGTTACTATTTATAGGAGAAATCCCTTTATAAATTATAAACTCAAATATGTACGGAGTAAGTTCCCCCAAAAAACGTTCAGATAGCTTTCATATAAAGATTACAAATGATAAAAAACCAATTTCATTATCCTTTTTTAAATTAGGCTTGATTCAAGTGTGTCCTTTATCAAAAAATCAAGGTTATGCTTTAATCTTTAAAATACCCTCGTCAGAATACAATTATAAGGTTATTCAAGACTTAGAAACAAGTATCGTTCAACAAATAATAGAAAAAAATCATACGTGGTTTAAAAACGACCTCTCAGAAGAGACTATTCGAAATTTATTTAAGAGTTCTATCTATAACCAAGAGCTTTTGGTTTATTATTCATCAATTAGACCACCGAATTCATCTATTACTAACATTGAAAGATGGAATTATGATAAAAAGTATTCAATGCCAATTCAAATGCGCTGTAAAATACAATGTGATGGTATGTTTATTTATTCTAAAAAATTTGAATTACGTTGGATTTTAACAGCATTTAATGAATATGACGAAGAAAATAATTTAGAAGAAATATCAATTGATCCAGAAGAACGATTAGAAATCGAAGATTACTGGAAGGAACAATATGATGGTGCCATTGAAAAACTTAAAAAATTTCAAGACAAACAAGAAGATATTCTATTAAAATGTAAGAATAACCAAAGAGATATGGAAACTCTATTTGAAAAAATAAAGGAAACGGAGTGTTTAGCTGATTGGAATTTAAAAATCGATTCTTTGAAAAAATTAATTTTATCATGGAATGAAAATGTTTTTTTCTAAAATATTTTATCTATTAGTAATAGTATAAGGGAATATGAAGACAAACAAATTTATGGTGCCTTTTGCAATTTTAGTCGTCGCTATACTTTTAGGATTTTTATTTGTTTCTTACAATCAATCCGCAAAACGTGTTAACGCAGAACGTTTTTCTGAATACGATATTTCGAATGGTGTACCAACCGTTCCCAAAGTTCAAAGCGTTGCCGATATGTCCAAGGTAAACTTAGAAGCCGCTAATGGTCCATTCGGTGGACTAGGTGGTTCTGATCCTCAAGGAAATGAAGTATTCAACCCAGTTACCATGGGCTCTGCAACAGGTGCTATTGCCCCCGCTCCTTCTTGTTTCCCCCGCGATCGTTTAACAGCTGAAGAACTTTTACCCAAAGATGCCGCCAACAGCCGCTGGGCTCAAATGAACCCAATGGGACAAGGTGATGTTCGCGATCAAAACTTTTTAACAGCTGGTTATCACGTAGGTGTTAATACCCAAGGACAATCTCTACGTAATGCCAATTATCAACTACGTAGTGAACCCGCAAATCCTCAAATGCCTGTGTCTCCTTGGAATATTGCAACCATTGAACCTGATAATAACCGTAAACCCTTAGAAATTGGAGGTGATTACTAAATGTTTTGCGTATAAATAAGCTGGTTGTAAAGACATTATTTTTTTATTAGCTACTCTATCATATAGTATATATTGCCTTCCCTTATAAATCAAACAGAACCTATCATCAACTCTTTCCCACCAGATTTGACCGTTCTTAGAGACTCCTATCTCTTTTTTTTCAGGTACACTTTTTCCAATAAAACGAAATATTTCACTTATTAAAAATTCAGTATCCATATTCGTTATTTCCTGGTGAAACTTATTTTTACGCTGACATTTAGATAAAGAACTTCTAAAATAACTCACAAATGATAAACGATAAGCCTCATCATTTATATATTGAATTTCATTGTTACAATGATATTGATGAACATCCATTGCTACAAAATCCCCATTTTCTATATTTATCGCTAGTTGATATTTTGGAAATAGTAACTCACCACCCGTAATATTTTTACTACATACTACTAAATTTCCAAACCCTTCTTTAAAATCACCTTTATCTATATGTAATGCTGTTCTAAAATTATAATTTACCGTTAGCGTACTAAAAGCAGTTGATTCAATATTAAACCCTGAATTTGATGCTGCATTATATTGTTTAAAATAGTTTAATGGATAATATTTATTAAATAACTCATTCATTCTTATTACAAATGGTAATCCTTTTGAATAGTTTTCAAAATATTGGTTAGTAAGATTTGTTAATCTACAAGGTCTTTTACCATTTGTGCTATCAAAATAACCAATTATACTGCTATTAACAGATGCACTACGTTCAAATTTATTATTTATATTATATCTGACGTGACTACCTGCAGCAGCTCCACGATTTGTAGAGGCATTGTTTTTTGCGATTGTTAAGAAATTATTAGTTGCTATATCTTTTAATTCTGGCGATATAGAATTTTTATGAATAGATACAATAATATTACTAGAATAAGAATCATATATATAAGTATCCTCAATAGATGATATATATTGCCAATTTGATGTAAATGAAAAAAAACTACCACAATTAGATAGCATTTCAATATCTGATGTTTTAGGTTCTGTATAGATTTTCATATCATCCTGATTTCATATATATATTATTAATCTTTGGGTTTAATCTTAATATTCGTAAACCATAGATTAATTGTTAGAGAATCACTTTTATAATACATTTTTTCTAGATGATACACAACTGGATAATAGTATTCCATTGTCTTACTGTCAAAACCCAATACAAAATAACATGCTTCCATTTCCCCTTTATCTTTAATTGGATGACAAGTATGATATGCATCTTTAATCATTTCAAAATCACTAGTACCTGAATCGGGGTGTATGTCAAAAATACGTTTTTCAGCTGCACGAACAGTTACATTGCGAGTAATACATCCTGCTTTTCCAATACGTTTTAGCAACATAGTGAAAATAATAAGTAAATAAAATAAACTATAAAAACTATAAATCAATTTTTAAACGCACTCATTTAAAGAAATTAAACACTTTTCATATAATGATATCCAAAGGGAGTGAACTGTTATTAAATTCTTTAACACAATATTATCAAAAACATCCTCAATACTTAAAACTTCTTGAAAAGATTATTGAAGGAGAATATGAAATTTCATTAAGAGTTATGGACTGGTTTATAACTCATTATGCAAAAAAAAATAATATTGTTTATTGGATTGATGATAAAAATAATAAATATTATGAAAATATTCAAGAAATTAATCCGCAATTAAAAAAATTTCATCTATATTTAGATTATCGTTCTCAACTTAAATCATACAGTAAATTATATTTCGACCCGTTTCGCCGTCATGAACGTATTACATTTATTATAAATCAAAAACCATTAAAAACAATTGAAACAACAATAGGACAATTAAATTTTTTTAGATGGATATTTCAAAATCATGTATTAGATTATTTATTAAAATACCAATCTTCAATAGAAAATGCAATGAATAAAGAACAAACTCACAAAAAAATAGAAACTGTTAAACCAATTAGAGGCCAAGGTAAAGTGATTAATAATTCTTTTATGCAATCTCAATGTTTTTTAAATTTTGACTAAATTTTTTATTTTTTCATGTAAATCAATAACATCTTTATCATTACATATAGTGATATCTCCATTTAAGTTATCTATATGATTTTCAAAAATATGTTCTATCGGATTATTTGGTCTTTCTACTTTAATTACAATACCTCCTCGTTTTTGAATCTCAATAATATCATGTTCGTAACGTATATCCGGAATAATAATAAATTTAGAATATTTACCAGAATCATATCCATTAAATAAAGTTTTTGTAAAAAAATCATAACCCATATAATTCATCATATAATCTGTTAAAGATTGAATCGTTTCCCGTGGTGTTTTATTCCAACGAGTATCAATATCTTCTTTAGATGAAGATTCAATCTGTACCATTGTGAAATCATATAAACAGCATACAGCTTTTTTTAATGGATAAGACAATCGTACTATTTGATAATTAGGATGTAACGCACATATATGTTCTGCAATAGTATCTTTACCACTTCGCGAACGTCCAAGTAATCCGATAACATTTTTCATATAGGACATATTTCACTTTAATACATTAAGTATATATTTTTTAAATCATCTAAATATAGAAACCAGATGCTCCTTTTTTCTCGAAAAACGTCTCCTTTTTTAAAATATGACACAAAAAAATCATATTCTACAGTTCTATGTAGGATGAGGGGGAAAGGAAAAAATAAGAAATATGAAGATGTTGATTTTATTGTAGGAGGATTCTCACCATCTGGCTCTTCTACTGGTTCTTATTACTTAGATGATTATTCAGAATCATTTGAAAATCGTTCTTTACAAAAACCCGTACATCTTAAAGCCCGTAATGAAACACAACAAAATTATATTAATACACTCGAAAATAATTCTAAAAGTATCGTTATTGCAGTTGGACCTGCTGGTACAGGTAAAACGATGATGCCATGTCATCTTGGTATCCGTAAATTACAAAATAATGAGATTAATAAAATAATTATTACACGTCCTGCTGTTTCAGTTGAAGAGCAACATGGATTTTTACCAGGTAGTTTAGAAGAGAAAATGGAACCTTGGCTTCGTCCCGTATTAGATGTCTTTTATCAATATTATACACCTCAAAAAATTCAAAAATTTATTCAACAACAAATTATTGAAGTATCACCTCTTGCATATATGCGTGGTAGAACATTTGAAAATTCATGGATTATTGCTGATGAATCTCAAAATATGACACCTAATCAAATGCTTATGTTATTAACACGTATCGGTCAAAATAGTAAAATGATTATAACTGGAGATACCAAACAACATGACCGTGGTTTCGAACAAAATGGTCTCAAAGATTTATTAATTCGTTTAGAAAATAAAAATATACCTGATATTGAAGTTATTACATTTTCTATGAAAGATGTTGAACGACACAAAGTTATACAAGAAATTTTAAAATTATATAACTAATTATAGTAATATTTTTCTTTACATATAAAAAGTAAGTTTATTAAATGTCATTAAAAAGAACATTTTCTTCAAAAACAGTATCTTTATCTCCATCTGCATCTTCTTCAAAAAACACGAAATTGGTATTTACATTTGGTCGGTTCCAACCACCACATATAGGACATGCCTTATTAATAAAGCAAGTTTTAGCAGAAGCAAAACGTATTAACTCACATCATTATATTGTTGTTTCTTCATCATGTAATAAGACTTGGTTTAGTTCAAAAACTTATAAAAAACAAAAATCAGAACAGATATTTGAGTCTTGTAAAATAAATGAAAATCCTTTAAAAATTGATAGCCGAATTAAGTATTTGCAACTGATGTTTCCATCAGCTAATTTTATAGCTGCCGATGATGTAGGGAAAACAATATTTTCAGGAATACAAACGTTTAAAGATATTGGATACACAGATATAACTGCTATGTTCGGAGGTGACCGTGTAAAAGAAATGAATGATATGTTTACAAAATATGATTTAAATGTTAAAGTAATTTCGGCGGGACAACGTGATGATAATGCAGATGATATTACAGGTGCATCTGCTACTAAAATGCGAGAAGCTGCAGTAAGAGGAGAATTAGATGATATCAAATATTTTGTAGATCATGCACAAATTGGCGACATGAAACTAAGTGATACATTAGAGATGATGCAAGAAGTTCGTGATAGTTTATGGGCTAATAAAGGTGGTAAAATAAAAGATAAATCAGTAAAGATTACAATAAAACATAAGACTCGTCCTGTTAAATATAAATTAAGAGCCGATGAAAAACCACCACGTTAAATTAGTTAAAAATATGAGATACATTTTTAAACAACTTCATCCATAACTTCTTCTTCCATGGAGCTAACTACTTCAGGTTCAATTATTTTTTCTATTTTTTCAATTCTAAAAGGTACTAAAGATGATAAAGTCTCTAATAAAGATTCATTCCATATAATTTTAATAGGTAATACTTTCTCAATCACTTCTTTTGTATATTCTTGCTCTCTTTGTAAAATACCCTCCAAATCTTTATGAATTCTTTTAACTCTTTCTTTACGAGCCTGTTCTAAAACAATGCGTTTTGAATCTAACATTTGAACTGATTCAGCAACCTTTTTATGACATTGTTTTTTCGATGTTGAAGATTTTGAAGATGTATTTAAAATACGTAAACCGATAGGCATTTTGTTTTCTGATATATAAAGATATTAAAAATTATAGCTTTTATTATTTCTAAGAATGCAATATTATATTGATTTTAATAAACCCCTTGGAAAAGGTGCCAGTGGAATTGTATATAAAGGATTTTTAAATAATAATTTATCTTTACCAGTTGCTATAAAAAGATTACCAAAAACGCATCGTTCTGATAATGAAATAAATATATTAAAGTCTTTACAAAACAACGCATCAATTATAGGAACTATACCACAATTATATTATGTAAATAAAACAAATCAACATTATGATATTATAATGGAGTATATTTCAGGTGGTTCACTATTAAATATAATAGATAAAGGACCTTATCCAAAAATGATTATTACACAAATAATAAAAGATATAATAACTACGTTAGAATTGTGTCATTCAAATAACATATTATATGGAGATATGAAGCCTTCTAATTTATTATTAACCACTCCAATAAACGAATATCAGTATAGTAAAACCTTAGTAAAAACGATTGATTTTGGTTTATCACAAAAACACCCAGCCTCACATTTTAGTTCACGTTTTGGTACCATAACTTTTATGGCACCTGAAGTATTTAAATATAATTTTAGCTATCCTGCTGATATTTGGGCTGCTGGTATATGTATTTACTTATTAATAACAGGATTGTCACCATATCATATTCCAAAACATTATTTTGGGATTGATGATATGGAGTTAATAATTCAAAATCAAATAATTAACTTTAATCACCCTAATTGGAATTTATATAATAGTAATTTGAGATTCTTAGTAAAACAAATGTTAAATATTATTCCTGAAAATAGACCTACAGCACAAGATATATTACGCAATCTACTTTAATTATATTTAAATAATTCTTTATATTAAATACATTAAGTATTAAATATGCTTCTTCAAAAAAAACATATACCAATAAAAAATAAAAATAAACAGATTCCCACTATAAAAGTATGGAAATTCGCAATTGAATTTCAATTGCGATATAATTTACAAAAAGATAGAAAACAAGTAGGAAAATGGATGAGAGATGAATTGATTTCTCTTGGACCCGCTTTTGTTAAAATCGGTCAATTTTTATCAACTCGTATTGATGTTTTCGGAAAAGATATTACTAATTATTTGGGTGAACTTCAAGACCAAATTAAGCCATATTCTTTTGAAGAAATGGAACATGTACTAATTGAAGAATATGGTAATTATCATGATATTTTTAAAGAAATAGACCCCATCCCTTTTGCATCAGCTTCTATAGGACAAGTACATAAAGCCATTTTAAAAAAATCAAACCAAGAGATTGCTTTAAAAATACAAAAACCAAATATTGATGAAGAGATTAAAGAAGATTTAAAAGCATTAGTAAGTGTTAATAAATTTTTTACAAAATTTGGTTTTCAACAAGCAAAGGATTTTGATGCTATTTTAAATCAATATGAGCTTTTTTTAGCAAATGAAATTAATTACTTGAAAGAGGCTAAATATATGATGTATTTTAGAAAAAAATTAAAAGATAAAGAAGTATATATTCCGAAACCATTAGCACAATCAACACGTCGTGTATTAGTAATGGAATATGTAGAATCTATTAAAATTAATGATTTAAACTCATTAGATAATTTATTAATTGATAAAGGTAAACTTGCTAGTAATTTAGTACAACTATTCTTATATCAGAT